GAATGTTCAAAGATGGTGTCGTACGGGTATGTATACAAAAAAACTAAAAAGTTTGTATGGACGTTTGCGAGTTATGACGAGAAAGACGAAGTCTTTTCTGATCGAAATATTTTCCCTAAAGGGTGCATTGTTAAAATGCAAAAGTTGGATGTCTAGAAAAATTGACTATTTATCAGAAGAAATGTACAACATCTGGGAGGAGGATTTAATGCCTAATAAGAAAAAAGCTAATAAAAAGAAGAATATTAAAAAGAAAAAGAAAAGAAAAAAAGCTAAAGCTAAAAAGAAAAAAAATAAAAGATAATTAAGATGTGGAATCCAGATCAGGTTTTTGTGGTGGCGATGGTAATGTTTTTTGTTGCTGCAATTTATGTTCTGTCTTTGATTCCTCATTAGATTTGAGAAGCTGTTTAGCTTCTATAATTTTTTCATTCTTTTCCTTGATCATCTTCATACGTTCGTAAAGTTGGTCAAGGTTCATATCATCAATACTACCATGGCGGATGATCTTCTGGTCTATATAGAATCCAGCTGCTTTTCCTCGTGCTATTTCTGTGGTTGCTGCAGCCGCTAGATTTCTGTTATCCTTTTTACCCCGGTCTCTAATCTTACCAAGCTCTTCTAAGTGACCTTCAAAACTAATGCCATATTTTTGTCTTACTTCATCTTGTAGATTACTAATGTAAGCACAGACGAGAGGGTATTTGGTTGGATCTGTTAAACGTGTTGCATATACTGAAGCGCCATTGGCAGTATCTGAGAATCCGGCCAGTCTTGCGGCTTCACTTTTTGTGATGGGATTCCCTTCGACTCCATAGACGATGAGTTGAGCAAATTTCATTTGCTTTGGTGTTAATTGTTTCGATGGTCCTGACATAATATTTGACAATATACATTAGTAGGTTTAGAAGTGCAACAGCATGGCGATAAGCGGCAAAATGTTGGACATGATGTTGCGGAGATTTATGAAAGCAGAAGTCACTAAAGAGGCTCGCGTTCAGATCGAACTCCCCAATGGAGATCTATATGATTTTAGTGGAATGCAACTCTTGGAAAATAGAATTATTGGTGATAATGAGACGCACCGATTGGTCATAAAATGTGAGAAACCTAAATGGTCAATGGGTAAAATCATCGGAAAATTATAACTTTGTATTAGAGTGGTTAAACCAGTCATTACAGAACGACAACTTTGGAAAAAATTAAAAAATGCAACTACCTCAATTTCATGGACAAGGCTTGAAAACTGGGCTTTATTTGGCACTCCTGATTTATTGGGCTATGCTCGTAGTGGGACCTTTTTTACTCTAGAATTAAAATCCATAAATCTAAAAAACTCTAATTTGGTGCGCTTCTCCCCGCACCAAATATCTTTTCACCTTAAGCATCCTAGAAATTCCTATGTCCTGGTTGCTTGTACCCTGGACCAAGGGCTTGTTCGCTTGTACCCTGGCTCCCGGATCCTAGAGCTCGTGGACTTGGGCTTGAAGCTTGAACCCTTAGCTTGTGGCTTGGCTTCCTGCGCCCGGGTGCTTGAGAATTTGTAGGTTTGTAGTTTAGAATCATTCTAATGTATTTTATATTGAACTTCTTTAACATCTTTGCTCCAGCAGGCGCGGCAGCTGCCGCACTCGTTGCCCTGTTCAGGGGCCGGGCAGATGTGACCTGCGCGCGGCTTCGATACCACGGTGGACCAGTGCGTCCAGGCGTTGCCGGGCTGTGTGTCATTTTTTGCATTACTGAGTCTAATAATTAAATTTGTTGGAATGATGGCCGGATCTAAAAAAGTTAATAGCTTACGCTCTTGAGTCGGGAGCCAGTGCTGAGTCCCCGGTGTGAGCTTGCAGACTTCAAAAATATTGGTTAAGTGCTTGGGCCCTTGAAGGTCTCCGGAGTCGTGCCATCTAAAAAATTTTTTTCCTTTAATTAATACCACCATGGCTTCGATCCATTGCGGGTGTGTCAACGATTCCAGGCGCCGGGTTAAGGCGTCCTTAACGTTCGGGAAATTGTAACGGCCTTTAAAAGCATAGCAGCCAAAGCAGGGGGTGCCCGGGATCTTGCGCAGCTTCGCGCCGGTCTGGCATGCGTGGGCCGGCAGGTTATAAGAGCCTTCAGGCATCTTGCCTGGTGCGCTCAGTCCTCCGGTGATCTGTGCGGCTTCCTTCTTAAGCATCCCAGTCAACTTCATTTTCGGTGCCTGGTTTAACAGGCCAGATACCCCAATTGGTCATTGAGTCCAGTTCTATTTTAAAATCTTTCTCTAACTTGAGCCGGGCTTCGTGCTCGTCTTTGGCTTCAACCGAGCGCCCGTCCAGATATTCTCCGTCCTCCCTGAGGCCGTCGAAGTCTACTACTATTCTATATTTTGGCATATTATTCCTTTCTAAATCCTATTATATCCTAGAGCTTGCAGCCTGTCAAGCTTGTTGCTTGAACCCTGATTCTTTATGGGCGGGCCCACCCGCTTGGGAGCTTGAAGCCTTGTCTTCAGGTCTCCATCCATCCGGGGGCGCGTTCTCTTTATTTAATTCTTTTATTATTTTGCTAAGTCGCATTCTTTTTGGCCGGGCGCGCCTTGCGGCGCGCTCAACGTTTAATTGTTTTAATGATTTATTAATCAAGGACCACCATATATTGTTTTGGAAAGTGCTGCCTAAACCAGTCTAGACCAGCCCGTACAATCTCCCAGGCCTCGAACCGCTCAGCGCCAATGATGGTATCATAAACACTGGCCGCGTATCCGGGCATCGTAGTTTTTTCACCACTGAATCTATTTGCTATAGTGACTTCTTTCTCTGTGTATACAGAGCAATCGAAGGGCATCGTGATGTCCTGCCCGTGCCATTTTATTTTTTTCTTTTTTGGTTTTTCGAACATGTTTACCTCTTTCTAAATCCTATTATATCCCAGAGCCCCGGGCCTGTCAACTAAAAAAATTTTTTTCTGTACTTTAATGGGCGGGCCCACCCGCTTGAGGGCTTGAGGGCTTTTTATTTTTTGGAAGTGGCCAAGCGCCAAAACTGATTTGCGCTTTGGTTCCCAGTTACTTGACCTGGCCAAGTTCTTCCCAACAGCAATTGCATGCATTGCGCCAGTAATAACTTGACCCCAGAACCAAGATAACAACAGCGTATACTTTCTGATAGCTCTTGGTTCAGGGCTCAAGTTCTATAATCCTGTCCCTTTCATTCCAAAATAAGACAATAATGGAATGAGTACTATACCAGATAAAATAAGCACTCTTAATTCTATTGGTGCATTCCAAAAAATCTCAAATATTTCTACCATAATGGTCTTTCCAAATTAGAATTATTATATTGTTCTTTTGTTATTGGTCTTACTTCTTGTGTTATTCTATTAACAAAACGATGATTGCTTGTTGTGTCTGATTGCCAATCATAATCATAATCTTTTACCCACGCGTTTTCTTTGGTTAATTTAATTGGCTCGTGAATTCTTCCGAAGTGATTGACTGCTCGCTCGCCAAACTTCTCAAACCAATCAGCTTGACAATTCATTGAACACGCATTGCCACCAAGATAATAGAACCTACTTCTTCTTCTAGTTTGATATGTCTTGGCGCCTTGCTGTCCTCGTATCCGGTCCTGTGTTCTATACATATGGCATTTTGGTCCTTGGCAATATTTCATTTCATTATCTTACAATATCCCAGAACCAATGTCAATGATTATTTTTATCGGGTTCAGGGGAGGGCCCACCCCTAAAAGAAAAAGACTAGCTTGACAACTTAATCAAATTAATATAATATCCCAGATATGCAACAAATCGAAAGGAAAAAAACAATGAACAGAATAAGATTAAATACCGACTATAGAAATAAAATCGCAAATCGCATGCGAGTACACTTGGAACAAGAGAACACCCAAGAGAAAGAGAAATTTTTTCAATGTCGAGAAAGTTTTTTAGACAAACAAAATAAAACTTGGGAACTAGCCAAACAATGTGTTGAAAAACAATATCCAAAAGATGATGTTAAGTTAGCACATTACCTTCAAGACAAATATCCAAATGTAAATACGATTGCGAAAGATAGTTGTTTTCATTTTGGTTATATGGCAAAAGAAGGTGATAGTAATTTAAGAGAAAGCGAAGAAGACAAGTATGTTACAAAACATTTTGACTTCAGGTTAAATGGTGACATTGATGGAGTGGATAGACAAGATACCATTGATAGTTATAGCCCTAGAGAAAGAGATTTTGCTTATGCTTATTTTAGAGATGAGTTGAGAGCAAAAGAGGGTTGCAATCCTGACATCAATATTGAAATGGAAGGCAAGCCATCAAATCCACACCAAACTAAATTTAATGACGCAAACGAAAGAGCATTGGGTTTTAGTGGTGGCAAGGGAAATGAAATATCTCACGCAAAAGAGTGGGATAGCAATTACGAGTTGGATTTAATTGGTCGAGAGTATTGTCGAGATAGACAAATCCCAGTTTCAAAAGCCGAGTTTCAAACTTTTGTAATCTGGCAACAGGCGAAAGGTCAATTAATCATGGCACACTATAAATGGATTAAATCTATTTTAGAGCAAACTAAAGTTATCAAAGATAGTTTAAAATCGTATAGATATTTAGATGAAGCTTTGGAACTTTCAAAAGAGTGTGGCTTGGCACTTGATGAGGCAGAAATCATCAGGACTAACTCAACAGGGCTTGTAATTTATAACCCTAAAAATGTAGCCGAAAGAATTAGGGCTATGAAAAATAAATCTATTTCAAGACAAGACAAAATCTTGGCTCGATTAAAATACGAGAAAGAACAACAATCCATGCAATAATTATCTCTTGACATTAGGCATGGGATAGTATATTATTATCCCATGTATAACAATAATGGAGAAAGAAAAATGGACAAGACAATCCTAGTAGTAAAGGTAACTCATTATGAAACAATATCTGATAGTTACTCAATCGAAGCAACTG